TAATATTTCTGAATTCATCCATAACTTTGAAGAAAGTAAACGGAAGAAGAAAGAAGGTAAAGCAAAAGGTCTAGAAAAGTTTATTGAGGAAGCATGAAATTAGTTATATTAGGCGATACACATTTTGGAGCTCGAGGTGATTCGTTAGATTTTCACAAGTTCTTCCAAAAGTTTTATGATGAGGTGTTCTTTCCCTACCTGTTAGAGAATGACATTAAGGTTGTGGTACAGCTCGGTGATTTGTTTGACCGCAGAAAGTTTATCAACTTCAATTCATTGTACCTTGCTCGTAAATACTTCTTTAATAAGATGCAAGAACATGAGATTCAAATGTACACTCTGTTAGGCAATCACGATGTTGCTTATAAGAATACACTTCAAGTTAATTCATCAGGTATGTTACTGAATGAGTATAGCACCATCAAGGTGTTTGATGATTTTCAAACTAGAGTATTTGATGGTGTGTCAATTGATTTTATACCATGGCTTTGTGATGAGAATGAATCAGAAATCTTTGGTAAGATTAAAGAATCTAAATCACAAATTTGTTTTGGGCACTTTGAGATTTCAGGCTTTGAAATGGACAGAGGCAATGTTAGTGATGTAGGTATTGACAAGAAGACATTAAACAAGTATGATATGGTCATTACTGGCCATTTCCATCACAAGTCAGATGACGGGCATATCTACTATACAGGTACGCCATATGAAATGACATGGGCTGACTATAAGGATCCAAAAGGATTTCATGTCTTTGATACCTCTACTAGAAAATTGGAATTCATTGAGAATCCAAATCAGATGTTTATCAAAGTTACCTATGATGACTCAGATGAGAAACAAGATTTCAATCATTGGAAATCATATGATTATGCCAAACTTAAAGGCACTTATGTGAAGGTAATTGTTGTACACAAACAGAACCCTTACTTGTTTGACAACATGTTGGATAACTTATACAAATGTGGTGCATGTGACATTTCAATTGTAGAAGACTTTACTGATACAGAATTTGATACTGACCAAGAAATTATTGACCAAGCTGAAGATACAATGACCATACTTTCCAAGTACATTGATAACTTACAGTTGCAGGTTGAACCAGATAAACTAAAATCTATAATGCGAGAACTCTATGTTGAGGCATTAAATACTGAAGTAGCTGAATGATTATTTTTCGTGCTGTCCGTTGGAAGAATCTACTTTCAACTGGCAATTATTTTACTGAAATTAAACTTGACTCAAATGCAAACACACTTGTTGTGGGTGAGAATGGTTCTGGCAAGAGTACAATGCTTGATGCAATGTGTTTTGGCCTTTTTGGTAAGGCCTTTCGCAATGTAAACAAACCACAATTGATTAACTCTATCAATGGTAAAGATTGTGTGATTGAAATTGAACTTGATTGTAACAACAAGTCATACAAGATTATTCGTGGTATCAAACCAAATGTGTTTGAAATCTATCAGAATGGTGACTTGTTAAACCAAGACGCAGCTATCAGAGACTACCAAGAATACTTGGAGAAGTTTATTCTAAAGATGAACTACAAGTCATTTACACAAATTGTAATTCTTGGTTCGGCTTCGTTTGTTCCTTTTATGCAGTTGTCTGCCTCTGATAGAAGAAATATCATTGAAGATTTATTGGACATTCAAATCTTTTCTACAATGAACTCTCTTGTGAAAGATAAGTTATCGACCAATAAAGATGCAACAGGTACCAAGAAGTATGATATTGATTTGACAAAACAGAAATATGATTTAGAAAAAAAACATGTTGATGAGTTGAAACAAAACAATGATGATAAGGTAAAAGAGTATGAGAGTGAGATACTTAATAGCAACCAGACCATACAAGCCTTACATGCAGAGATTGCTAATGCCTCAGGACAAGTTGAGTTGTACTCTACCGATGTGGCATTACAAACTGAAACTGAGGTTAAGGTCAAGAAACTTGGCAAACTTGAATCGCAGATTGAAAGCAATCTCTCCAAGTTTCAGAAAGATATTAGTTTCTTTCAACACAATGATGATTGTCCAACGTGTAGGCAATCCATTGCCACCGAGTTTAAAGAAGGACAGATACAGTCTTTGCAAACGAAAACAACCCAATGCGAGCAAGGTTTAAAAGACCTTGAAGCTAAGTTGTTAGATGAACAAGCTAAACTGAATAAGATTGCTGATACGCAAAAGACAATTCAGAGATTACAGATTCAAATTGCCACTAAGAACACTTCTATTGTAGAAGTTAACAAGTACATTGTTAAGATAGAGAAAGAAATATTGGCATTGAAAGTGACAAAAGGTTCAACACAGCTGCAAGAAACACAACTGTTAGAACTCGCAAGTCAGTTGACACAACTAGAATCAGACTTAAAATTATTGATAGAAGAAAAGACATATTACGAAGCCGCCACATCATTGTTGAGAGATACTGGTATTAAGACCAAGATTATCAAACAGTATTTGCCTATTATTAATAAGTTGGTCAACAAATATTTATCATCACTAGATTTCTTTGTAAACTTTAACCTTGATGAATCGTTTAAAGAAACAATCAAGTCAAGGCACCGTGATGACTTCTCTTACCACAATTTTTCAGAAGGTGAGAAACAACGCATCGACATGGCATTGATGTTAACATGGCGTGCAGTTGCCAAGCTGAAGAACTCATCTAACACCAATCTGTTAATATTGGATGAAACATTTGATTCTTCACTAGACACCACAGGCACAGAAGAACTAATGAAGATTCTCCATATGCTTGAAGGTGTTAATTTGTTTGTTATCAGCCACAAGGGTGATATATTACAAGACAAGTTTTTAAATGTGATTAGATTTGGAAAAGAAAAAAACTTTTCAAGGATATTAAAATGAAATTATTAAGTACATATTGTAGTGAGGATGATAGAAAGAAAGCAGAAGTTTTTCATGTGAATGATTATACTTACAGAGTTGTGGTAAAAGATGATACTGGAACTCACTATTCAACCACATTTGTTGATGAAGAAACTGCTGAGAATTTTGCAGAAAGTTGGGTGCTATGAGTGATGTAATTAAAATTGATACAGGTGCAGGCCTGTTTGGCGGTGAAGCCGTCATTGAAGCATTGCCGTTATATGATGATCGTCATCCGATGTTGAGTGTCAGAATGCCTGAACACGAAATGCCTTTACCTAATCCGTTGATGAGTAAGTTGGTCAAACGATTGAAACTTACCAAGAAGATGTATGGTGGTATTGGTCTGTCAGCCAACCAATGTGGCATTGTGCAAAGAGTATTTGTTATTGGGTATGAAGACTTTGATATGGTCTGTATCAACCCAAAAGTAATCAATGCTTCGGCAGAGTTATTAAAAGAGAACGAAGGTTGCCTCTCTTTTCCTGGTTTGTATGTTAAAATACCAAGAAATAGTTGGATTGAAGTTGAATATTTTACTGAAGAAGGTAAGAGAATTCAAACCAAACTAGAGGGTCTAACGGCAAGATGTTTCTTGCATGAGTTGGACCACATGAATGGTATTAAACTAACACAACATGTTGGTCCTGTTGCCTTAAAATTGGCAAAACAGAGACAAGATAAACGTATTAAGAAACACATGAGAGCAAAAAATAAATAATGGCTTACGCATTTGATCCTAAAGATGATGTTGAAACACAATGGCAGAAGTGGTCTGCACAGTTTGTTGCACCTGCTATCCTAACCGATGAGGCCTTGAGAGAAAACATTATCAGAGACCTCACATTCGTATCAGGTATGGATGTTAAAGAGTACACACTATATCAAAAGTGGTGTGAGGTGCAAGAGAAGTACCCATCTGTTGTTGTAAATGACTTATGGGAAGGTGAGAAACGTGTACTAGAAGATGAAGGCCAACGTCTTGCAATTGAAGAAATCAAACGTAATTTCTGGATTCCAAAAACACCTGAAGACTATTTAAGTTTACAACCAGAGATGTTGTACACCAGTAAGCAAGAAGACTTGCCTGAATTGTGGAATTGTATTCGTACCTTCTCATCTACAATGAAGAATAATGCTAACATTGGTCGTAACCTTAACTTTGTGGTTCGTGATAAGGTAACTAAGAAATATCTTGGTGTTATCTGCATATCATCCGACTTCCTCGATTTAACACCAAGAGACAATCACATTGGTTGGCCTAGAGAACTGAAGACACAAGGCGGGATGATTAACCATACTGCCATTGGTTCTACGATTGTTCCATTACAACCACTTGGTTTCAATTATGTTGGTGGTAAACTACTTGCATTGTTATGTCTTGCCGATCCTGTGCAAGAACTATGGAAGAAATTGTATGGCGATGTACTTGTTTCGGTAACAACAACATCGTTGTATGGTAGAACCAAGGCTGATGGTCTATCACAATACGATAACTTAGACCACTGGCAGAAGATGGGTTTTACGGCAGGTTCTGTATCATTTGAACCAGAAAAGAATACTCGTTATCAAATCCGTGATTGGTTAAAAGTAAAACATACACGCAAGTACTTTGAGTGGTACTCTGCGAAGAAAGCATCTGGTCAACCACATAA